AGAACTTGCAATTCCTTATGTGTCACCTTTGGATGGTAAGATACATAGATATTACCCAGATTTTTATATGAAAGTAAAACAAAGAAATGGTTCAGCAAAAAAGTTTATTATTGAAGTAAAACCAAAATCACAACTTAAACAACCTAATAAAAATCCAAATAGAAGAACTAAAAGGTGGTTGACTGAAGTAAAAACATATGCAGTAAATAGGGCAAAATTTAACTCTGCAACAGAATATTGTAAAGACAAAGGATTTGAATTTAAAATATTAACTGAAGATCATTTAGCACCCAATTATAAATAGTATTAGGACAATAATATGGCAGTTTCAAAATATATACAAGCAGTGCAAAAAGCGGCTGGGGGAAGACCTAGAAGTACAGAGTGGTATAGAGATAAAATTAAAGACTTTGGAAAACCAACTTCTTCACAACTTCTTAGAGACGGAAAAAGAAGAAGAAGTCCAGCGTTTGGGAAACTTCAAATGTTTATCTATGACCCAAAGTTAAAAGCAAAACTACCTTATTATGATACATTTCCTCTTATATTACCTATTGAACAATATAGTGATGGGTTCTTAGGAATTAACTTACACTATTTACCTGTTCCATTAAGAATTAGACTATTAGATAGATTAATCGACTTTACAAATACAAAAGATTTAAATAAAAGAACTAAAATACAGACAAATTATAACCGACTAAAACGAGTAAGTTTAATCAAACCTACACTGAAGAGGTATCTAAATAGTAGGGTAAAAAGTGATTTTAGAATAATCGATGCTGATGAATGGACTATTGCAACACTATTACCAGTGGCAAAATTCAAGAAGGCATCAACAAATGAAGTCTGGCGAGACTCAAGAAAGATGATATAAAATTATGAGTAAAGATAGAATAGATATATCAGATCAAACGGCAGTATCTATGCCTATGAAAAACCTTTTGGCCATAATCGCAGCAGTCTGCATTGGGGTCTGGGCTTACTTTGGTGTGTTAGAGCGTATTACCATGTTAGAAACAAAAGCTCAACTATCAGAGAAAGATTTAAATCAGGTGACTGAAACATTGAGTGCTGATATAGAAAAGAATAATGAGTTTAGAATTAAATGGCCTAGAGGTGAGTTAGGTTCGCCCCCTGCTGACTCAGAGCAATTTATGTTGATCGAGCACATTGCTGGTCAATTAGAATCTATACAAAAAAGTATGGAAGACATGATGAACAATGGCGTAAATATTAAAAGACTACAAGAGGATGTAAAAATTCTTAGAGAAGATGTAGAAAAATTAAAAGATAGTAATAGAAGTATTATCTATCAAAACGGTAAGAAAGAACACTAATGAAAAAAATAACAACACTTATATTTTTGTTATTATTTACCTCAAGTGTATTCGCACAAAAACTTTATACTGGTGGTGAGAAGTATGAGAAAGAAGGTGTTGTTGCATTATTATTACACTTAAATGGTAAAATGATTGAATGGGTCTATAAAGAAAACATAGGTCAATGTTTAAAATCAAAAAGAGTAGCCACTAGAGAAGTTGGTGGTGAGAGAGTTGTATTTACATGTAAACTTGTTAAAGCATTATTACAAGAAGATAAACAAAGTAAATACGGAATAAGATTATTAAAGGTACTAGACTAATGAAAAAAGTATTAATAGCTATTTTAGCATTCTTATTAGGAACAATAGGAACAATCGCATTTATAAGTTGGACTTTTTCAATAGCATATGCAGATTGCACAGGTTGTGGTGACGATGGTCATCAAGTTTGTCCTATTGAAAAGAAACATACACATGTCACTATAATGAAAGAAGAACATGCTGCCTCATCATCTGACCCAATGTCAGGTGTTGTATTTGCAGTTTGTATTTTTGAAGTTGCTGAAGACGGAACAAGAAAATTAGTAGACCATGTTGCAAGTGATAACTTAATGAATTGCTTGAAGAACAAAAGAGAAGCAGAAAGAAAATATAAAGAAAACCCAGATAAAGAAGGCATATACAATATGACCTGTGATAAAGTTGATGCGATAGTTAAAGTCACGCAAGACGGTAAATGGGAAATACTTGAAATACTTGGAAGACATGAACTAGCATACGAAAGAAAAAAGGTATACGAATAATGGCAAGAAGTAGTTTACTAGATGGCTTTGCATACGGAGTATTAAATGAAATCTTGGCAACTTTTAGAAGTCAAGATGGTTATGCTAAACCTTCGAAATACGAAGTAATTATTACACCCCCTACAGGTTATAGAGGAACAGGTGGAACAGATAAATCTTCAAATATTTTTGGCGAACTATTGCGTGGAAAAGGAACAGATTTAGTAAGACATGTTTCTATGGAAACTTCTCAAGTTTCATTTCCTGGTATGACTTTAGAAAGTCAAGAAGATACAAATATTTATGGACCAGTCAGAAAAATTGTGACAGGTCAAACTTTTGCAGAGTTATCAACTAGCGTTAGAGTATCTGCTGATTTTAAAGAAAGAAATTTCTTTGATGATTGGCAAAGAATAGCTGCAAACAGATCAGATTTTTCAGTAGGATATTATGACGATTATGTTGGAACTATGCAAATATTTCAATTAGATAATCAAGATAGAAGAAGACATGGTATAGAATTAGTTGAGTGTTATCCTAGTACAATCGGTGAACTACAAGCTGATTATGGTAATCTTAATTCTATTTACTTATTACCTGTGACTTGGTCATATAGATATTGGAAAAATTTAACAGATGAGGCAGAATTGCCTAAACCACTTCTAGAAAGAATTGGCGATGTGTTCGTTAATACCGTTGAACGACAATTAAGAAGTCGTGTGCCAGCAGTGTTAAGAAAACTTTAATATTAATATATAAGGAGCGATAATTATGGCACTACCAAAACTGGCAACAGCAACCTATGAGTTAGAGTTGCCATCATCAGCAGAAACTATCAAATATCGACCTTTCCTTGTCAAAGAACAAAAGGTTCTTATGATGGCAAGTGAAAGTAAAGACGATAAACAGATAATTGATGCTGTAAAAAACATTATTAAAAGTTGTACTTTTGATAAGGTGGATGTTGATAACATCCCAATGTTTGATCTTGAATATATCTTTATCAAACTAAGAGCAAAATCGGTTGGGGAAACTGCGAAAGTCACGGTCACTTGCCCCGATGATAATAAAACAAAAGCAATAATTGAAGTCAATTTAGATAAACTTGATATGACAATCAAGGAAGATCATACTAATATAATAAATATAACAGATGATGTTTCTTTGAATTTGAAATATCCTATAATTGACGATTTTAAAGGTTTTAATGAGAAACAAGAATCGACAACATTTTTTGATTTAATTAAAAAGTGTGTTGATAGTGTGACTGAAGGTGAAACTATTCATAAAAGAATAGATTTTACTGATAAAGAACTTGATGAATTTATTGATTCACTGAATGGTGAGCAATTACAAAAAGTTATGAAGTTTTTTGAAACGATGCCTAGACTTAGACATGTGGTTGAAGTTGAAAACCCTAAGACTAAGGTAAAGAGTGAGATTGTAATCGAGGGTCTTGCAAATTTTTTAGCATAGGCCTCTCACATGACTCGATAACGAATTATTATAAAACAAACTTTGCGATGCTACAACATCACAAATATTCGTTATCTGAACTAGAAGATATGTGGCCATGGGAGAGGGAAATATATGTTAATTTACTTGCAGAACATATAAAAGAAGAGAACAGAAAAATAAAAGAACAAAACGAAAAGATAAAGGCACAAAAAAGGTAAACTATGAAAAAGATATTAACAATAATAGTAGCAGGGTTGTTATTAACAGCTTGCTCTAAAACAATTACCGTTGGAAAAAAATGTGTACAAGTAGAAGATCAAGTATTATGGTCTTATGTTTGGATAACTGATAAACCTATGGTAGTTGATAAATATTTCTGTAAATAAAAGGAAAGAAGATGACAAAAGAAACTACAAATATACCTCATCCAGCAGATACAAATGGTGATGGTAAAGTATCTAAAGTAGAGCATGAAATGTATCTAGAATTTAAAAGAAAAGAACTTGAAGATGCAGACGCTATGCGTGATGCACAAAGAACAATGGCATGGTATTCTTTATATGGTATGTTATTATATCCATTCTTAGTAATAATGGCAAATGTTTTAGGTTTTGAAACCGCTGGAAAAATACTAGGTGACATGGCAGGTGTATATTTTATCGCTGTTGCAGGTATCGTAGCTGCATTCTTTGGCGCTCAAGCAATGACAAATAAGAAGAAGTAATGAAATACCACATTCTAAATTTTATAAATGGTATATCGGGTAAAA